GTTACTGCAACTTCATTAGTCTCCATCCAGTTAGAAACAACATAGTTTAAGTAGGAATCAACCTTCTCAACTAGTTCACTTTTAACATCGGAAACTTCTTCTTCAAGGTTCTGCGCGTACTCTGCTTCTAACCTGTCCATTTCATGGGCTAACTTACTAGTAAGTACTGCCTCAAAAATTGCACCGGCTTTACCACGGAATCCATCAGATAAAGTAGCTTCTTCAGCGATTACAGCATCGAGGTCTTCAGAGAAGTCAACGGACTCAACTTTAGCTTTCGCCTTGAGGTCGTTTTTCTTCTGTGGAGCGGCCTTAATACTCTTATCAACGGATCCATCATCTTCGGATTCATCAACTTTCGCCATTTTAGCGTAGATTTTCTGCGCATCTTCTTTTCTAGCCTTCTTCAACATATCAACTGCTGCTTGAATAACTCCAGCTTTGGTCTTCGGAATAGAAACTTCTTTGACTTCGGGTTCTTCGTCTTCTTCGTCATCCTCATGGGCTGACTCATCGACTTCTTCTTCCTCGTCATCTTCGTCTTCTTCTTCTTTTACCTTAGCTTCATCAAGAACTTCTTCGTCTTCAACTTGTTGGTCTTCAACGAGCTCGTTCTCAAGCTCTTCAGCATCTTCTGATATGCCATCGACTGCTAGATCATTTTCTAGTTTATTTTCGTCTATTGACATTTTGTATTCTCCTATTAAGAATTTACAAGTTTAGAGAGGAAATTCTTAAAAGCTTTAATCTCAATATCCGATGAACGCATACCTCGAGCTTCCTTTATTTCAGTCTCAATTTCTTCAATGTCTTGTGGGCAAAGTATTCCGTTGTTCCATACCCATTCAACACCTTCCATGATTCCATTGACAAACGCCTCTGGAGCCGAAGGGTCTTGAACGATATCCACGGTAGAAAGCATAAAATCCTTTCCAACGTGCGACACACCTTGTTTATTCACAAGAGTTCCCATACCACGACTTGATACACCAAGCTTTACTCCACCTTCAAGAAGACCTTCAACGATCTTACCCATAGGGGTGTTTAGTATTGATGCTTTTCCTATAACATCACTTCCCTCAAATCTGAGTTCAGTAATCTTATGTGAAACTTTGTCAAGATTAATAGTAGGGCCTTCTGGATGATTTAACTCTCCGACTGCTCTACCTGTCTTGACTTGTTCTGTTACGTATTTATTAACGGCGCCTTCTAGGATATCTTTATCATAGATACGTCCGTTTCTATTCTTTTTATCGGCCTGCATAAACACGCCTTCGATGACATACGAATTGCCACCGTCTTTTTTCTTCTCGGTAATAACCTGAAGGTTACTATCATGATACTCACTAATTAGTCTCATTATAGTTTATCCTATATTTACTCTTCTGATTCTGTATCAGAAGGTTTGCCGATATTAGATGCAACTTCAATCTTCTTGGCATCTAATGCGGCTTGTAATTTATCTGCAATAACATTATCGAATGCTTTACCAGCAGCTACGTTATCGCCTTTTCCTACATGATCAATCATTTGTTCAATACTCATTATTAAGTTCTCCTAGTATATATTTATAATATTTTATAAGTCAAAGTCGTCATCATCGCCTTGAGCGCCGGATTCTCTCTCTTTCTTAATCTGATCTTCCATATCTTTTATGGAGTCATCATCCATTTTAAGAACATTCTTAGCAATCCATTCAATAGAAACATACTTACCAGCATATTCATCTACTGTACCCAACATATCAAACCTTTCTCGCATCATCTCAGATTCTTTTAATTCTGCATAATAGTTATCTTCAATAAAGTCATATGCAATATAGCTCTTCCACTCATCCCAATCTTGTGCTGTAATAATACCTTTAAGCATCAACTGAGTTTTTAATAGTTGATTAAATACGTCACTGAATCTCTTTCTGAGCCTATCAATGAATTTCTTAAATTTGATCTCATCCCTAGATATTTCATTACTTCTACCTAAGGTAAACTGTTGTTCTTGTTCTAACCTACTAATAGGCACATTTAATGACTTATATAATCTCCTTTGAAAATATATAATATCATCAATCTGACCTAAGTTCTCGCCGCCAGGCAATGTAGTGATTTCTGTACCCCTACCACCTTCTCTACGTGGCAAGAAGAAATCTTCCAGCATTGACATATGCTTTCTATCGTCTTTAAGGTCACCAGTCTTAGCATCATATACTAATTTGTTCCTATACTGGCTCATAATACCCTTGAGGTATTCTTCTGCTTTACCCTTAGGTAAGTTACCAACGTCAATATAAAAGATTCTTCGTTCTGGCGCTCTACTGATTCTGTAGATAACCAAAGAATCTTCCATCATTCTTAATTGGTTAACAGGCTTAATTGCTTTGTGCAAGTAAGATAAAATTCTTTTCCTAGTAGGATCCAACATACCAGAAGTTGCATAAGCGATAGCATCTGGATGTATCTTAATTCCCTGATTAGAAGCATTCATCTTACCATCTTGAAACAAGAAGTATTCTTGCTGCTTGGTAATAATCATTGCACCAGTTTTAGGATCTTTTTCTTCTTCGATCTCTTTGACCTTCCTTAACATAGTAGGGTCAATATATCTTAATTCTTTAATACCATTCTTTGGAGACTTTTCATCAATAATAATATGATAAGGTAATCTTCCATCAACATACCACTTTCTGAATATATCATGTGCATATGCGTTGAAATTCAATAACTGTAATACTGTTTCAAACTCGTTCTTAACAGACTCTTTAATCTTATCCGAAATTTCTAACTGGTCCAGAATTAAGTTTACAGGAGCTTCATCATTGTCGCCCACAATAGACTCATTAACAATGTCTTCAATAGCAGCATCGGTTTCTGGTTGAGCCGCAATATCTCTATACTTAAATATTAAATCGACTTCATTCTTGGCTTTATCTCCATCTAAATCGAGATACGCACCAAAGTGGCCACCAGCTTGAATAACGCCAGAACCATCTTCTTCTGTATCGGGTACAAATGAAGGCCGGATTGGCTCTACATTACCCTTTCTCTTTATTTCAAAACCAAAAAAATCGGCCATATATATTTCCTCAAATAATATCAGGAGGGAATTTAATCCCTCCTTCTACTATATTTATACACCAAATTATGATGTAGTATCAGACTCCCAATACTGAACTTGTAGTTCAACTGTAAACTCTTCGATCTGGTTTTCAGAATCATAAGAGAGTTCAATTGCACTCACGTTCGTTGGGAAAGTACCACGGATATCATACTTCTTAGTGACTTCTCCAGCTTTATTTAATTGTTCTACAATCATGTCAGCCTGATAGTCAGTAGGATTAGATAGTCCGGTGTTATTATTATGGTTATTGATACCGTTCATCCATCTTTCAAAAGCACCACGAACACTAAAGTCAACATCGTTAATAACGGTTATTGACCATGGCTCGAATGTTCTGTCACCTGCAATCTGTAATTGTCTACCACGAAAAGGAATCATGATAGGACTAATTATGGAAGCAGGCATCTGAGCACCCTTCACTAAGAAAGAAGTTAATTCGACATTGCCCGCTGCATAACTAGGAAAGTTACAAGTAACTTTGAACATGTTAGCACGAGCACCACCACCAATCAGCTTGGATTTAAAATCATCTACGCCTAAAATTGCCATTTCTATTCTCCCTTATACGCCAGAGATTTCAGAGAAATCTACGCCGGTTCTTGTTGCCACAAAGTTAAGATTGATAAAGTTAATAGACCTTGCTGGCTTGATAAAAATATCAGCAACAAAACTATTAGTATCAATAACTTGACCTGTGTTGTTAGTAGTATCACACACAACTGAGAAGTCTGTAACACCCCTACGACCTTTTACGTCACGTAAGAATGGTTCAACCAAGTTTCTGAACTGTGCACGAGTAAACTCGTCATTGAATTCAAACAGTTGAGCTTCTGCAGCAGTTGCAATTGCCTTTTCCAGTACAATGAATAATCTTCTAACATTGATCCTATCGAAAGCAGATGGTCTCTTGAGCAAAGTTTTATCTCCAAATAAGATAGTACCCTGTCCTGGCAATGAAGTCAGTGGGTTAGTTCTTGCTTTATATAGAGTATCTCTATCAGCTTTATTAGGATTCCATGCCAACTTAGCAATACCTAGTAGTTGACCACGATTAACACCAGCTGGTGAGAACCATGCATCTGCTACGTCATCAGTATTAGCACATAGACCAGCAATGTGGCCTGAAGCACCAATCCAACGGTATACATCACTATACTTGTCATATACATAGACTGCTGAAGAATCTGCAGAAGCATATGAGGTTGAAGTCAATCCACCAACCCAACCAGTAACATCAGTTACGGGTGTAGATGAATTTACAGAGTCTTCAATAGGTGGTGAAACAAACGCCATACAGTCCTTTCTAGCATTTACTAGAGTGATAAGACTTCCTGCAATGTCTGAAGCGCCGTTTGCGTCTGGGTATGCAAATAGAAGATTAACATCAACAGTAGATGAATCTGCAAACAACTGTAAAGCTGTATCCATTTCGCCCACCGTGGGTGTATTATCATCAGTTCCACCGGATAGAGATGCATCAACTGCAGCTGTCACGGTAGTAAATGTTACCAAACTTGGTACTGCAGCACCGGAATCGGTTAATCCTGCAGGAGCAGCTAGCCATCTAATATAAGCAGATCGCGCATTAACCACGTCTTTATAATAATTAGAAGTACCGTCTGTACCCTTAGAATCAGAAGCTTGTGAAAGAAATTCAAAAGTCTCTAATACAGTTCCTATTTTACCCGACCATACACCAGTTTCATCAATTACAGCAATATGAAGTTCATCTGCTGCTGATGATTTACCAAGAGCTTCTGCATAATCAGAAGTGCCTGGTTGTCCTGGGAATGAACCTGCGTATGCCCAAGCGGCCCATGCTGTTGCATTTGCCGGACATACTGATACCTTAATACCGTTACCTAATTCGCCTGGATATTTTGCAACCCATGCTCCTTCGTTTATCGATCCTAAAGTTAAGTTATCATAATCTGAATCGTTTCCTACAAAAAGTCCACCGCCTGTTGCTGTAGCATTATCATGCCCAGTTTTAGCTCGAACGACCTTTAGTGCGCCACCATACTTCAAAAATGATGCTGCCGTGAGGAAAGATTTATACGTTTGGTGATCTGGTGTACCGAATGTTTCTGCTAGTTCTTTCTCTGAAGTTACAGTTACAATCTGTTCTACCGGACCCCAATTAAATGACCCAGTTGTTCCGCCTATAGAAGTAGATACTGCAGGTACTACACCTGTTGCATCGATTTCTCTAACCTGAACTCCCGGTGATACTTGAAATGCCATCGCTTTATCCTCTCATTGAGTTAGTTAATATGTTCTCATAATACGAATTTAAATCCGTATCATACGAATTTTCACTACTATTATTTATAAATAACCACATCCTATCGTAACAGATTGTCAAATGTATCACCCTCAAACCATAGGTTACCAT